ATATAGAATTTAAGTGTAACTGTAACAAGTGTAACTTCCTTGATTTATAAGGATTTGAAGCACTTTTTAACAATATTTTCAACTGTAACAGAACTGTAACAGTTACAGAAAGAGAGGTAAAAATGAGTGATCAGAAGAAATTAAGTGCAAGAGAATATCTGAAACAGCTTGAAGTGTTAGATATTCAAATCAATGACGATATTGCTACACTGTCAGATATGAAAATGAATGTATGCAGTGCAGGCGGTATTGATTACAGCCGGGACAAAGTGCAGACTTCACCTGTAGGTGATAAGTTGTGTACAGATGTTGTAAGATATACAATGTTTGACCAACACATCAATGAAGAAATAGATCAGTTCGTTGATGCAAAAAAGCAGATCATTAAGGAAATCCGGGGATTGCGTGACAAGAATATGATTCAGATTCTTACAAAAGTGTATGTGCAGTTTAAAACAGTCAAGGTTGCTTCACAGGAAATGAAAAAATCTTATTCATATACCGTAGAACTGCATAATAAGGCACTTTCAGCGTTTGAAGATACCTATAAAAACCTTACATATCTGACATAAAACCAATTATTTCATATTTGACAAATACAAGCTGACCTTTTATAGTGTATGCTGTACAAAAATTTTTGCAGGTAATTTATTACCTGCAATTTTTTGTGCAAAATTATATTGCTTATTGTCTTATGTGCTGCAAGGGTGCTAAAACCTCCTACCTTGCAGCACTTTTTGTTATAAAAATAATAGAAAGGCGGTGTTGTTATGGCAAAAAAAAAGGCAAATTAACTGAAAAGCAGCAACGTTTTGTTGATGAATACCTGATTGACCTGAATGCAACACAGGCAGCTATTAGGGCAGGTTATTCAGTAAAAACAGCGGATGCAATCGGATGTGAAAACCTCACGAAACCTAATATTCAACAGGCTATTGCTGAACACATGGCAGAACGGTCACGAAGAACCGGAGTGAATCAGGATAGGGTTGTCTTAGAGCTTGCCAAGATTGCATTTGTCAGAATGACAGATGTTGTAGACGGCAATGGAAGAATCAGAGAAGATGCAACAGATGATGACCTCGCTTGCATTGAATCAATCAAATACAAAGAATCTGATAATGAGTTTGGCGGCAGCGTTGAACGTGAAGTGAAAATTGGTTCAAAGCTGAAAGCATTGGAATTACTTGGAAAGCATCTTGGTATGTGGAACGATAAACTTGATGTGAATATCACACAGCCGGTTGTTATTACGGGGGCTAATGATCTTGAGGACTAAGCATAGACAACCCACAAGTCAATATGTGTTTGGGTATCAGAAGTTTATTCTATACCCGGAAGATTACAAACCAAATAAATCCGGCAAGTTGAATATTAAGCTGCCGGAAGTAGTTGGTAAGGGTTACGGTACATTTTGGCGGTGGAAAGGTAGATACAGGGCTGTCAAGGGTTCACGTGCTTCCAAAAATCAAAGACAACCGCATTATGGTACATTACTAACATGATGGCATACCCTGATGCAAATACATTAGTTGTTAGAAAAACTTACCGAACATTAAAAGATTCTTGTTTTACAGAATTGAAATGGGCTATACACCGATTAGGTGTAGATGCTTTTTGGGATATAAAAGAAAGTCCTCTTGAAATGACTTACAAACCAACAGGTCAAAAGATTTATTTCAGAGGACTGGATGATCCTTTAAAAGTCACATCCATTACCGTAGATCAGGGTGTCCTTTGTTGGATGTGGATTGAAGAAGCGTATGAAATCAGTTCAGAAGATGATTTTAATATGCTTGATGAATCTATTCGTGGTGCAGTCCCGGAAGGTTCAGATTTGTTCAAACAGATTACCGTTACTTTTAATCCTTGGAATGAACACCATTGGTTGAAAAGGCGGTTTTTTGATAACCCGGATGATGAAACCCTTGCGTTGACGACTAATTATAAATGCAATGAATGGTTAGATAAGGCAGACTTAAAGGTTTTTGAAACCATGCGGAAGCAGAACCCAAGACGTTATGCGGTAGCAGGTCTTGGTGATTGGGGTATTGTTGACGGTCTTGTATATGAGAACTGGAAAGAAGAAGCCTTTACTTTAGAGCAGATCAGGCAGCAGTACACGATCAGTTCAGCATTTGGTTTGGACTTTGGGTATACAAATGACCCGTCTGCATTGTTTTGTGGGTTCATTGATGTTCAGAACAAAAAAATATTTGTTTGGGATGAAATGTATGAACCGGGTCTTTCAAATGAAAAGATTTATCAGAATATCAGCAGCATGGGATATGGAAAAGAAAAGATTACTGCCGATTCTGCTGAACCTAAGAGCATTGACCAGTTAAAAGGGTATGGTCTTAGGGTTAAGGGTGCAGAAAAAGGAAAAGACAGCATAAACACAGGTGTGCAGTTTATTCAGGACTTTGAAATTATTATCCATCCCCGGTGTGTAAATTTCCTAACAGAAATTAGTAACTACACGTGGGACAAGGATAAGTTTGGGAATAAATTAAATAAACCTATTGATGACTTCAATCATCTTATGGATGCTATGCGATATGCATTAGAGAAGTACATCAACAAAGGTGGTAAATGGATTATTTAAGTATGAGGTCATAGAAGTTATGAAAATTAAGATACACAATGACACTTGGAATGTGAAATTGACAGATGGAAAGAAAAAAAAGATGACACCTGATGAAAATTCTATCAATCTTGGGTTATGTGAGTATGAGCACCTGATTATCAATATCAGATCAGGACTATCAAAATCAGTAGTAAGGTCTACCATTATTCATGAATTAGTACACGCTTTTCAATTCTCTTATGCCAATAAGGTAGAAGGTGAAGAACAGATGTGTGACTTTTTCGGTGTACACGGTGATGAAATCATTGCACTTGCTGATGAGATTATGGAAGGGGTGATTAACCGTGTTGACAACAGAAGAAATTAAACTGTTTATTGATGAAGATGCAGCATCAAGTAAAAAGCATTTTGCCAAGATAGGTGAAAGGTATTTTGATGGTGACCATGATATTAAGCAGTTACGGTTATTCTATTACAATTCAGATGGTCAGCTTGTGGAAGATAAAGCAAGGGCAAATGTGAAAATAGCCCATCCATTCTTCAAAGAATTAACAGAGCAGGGGACACAATACACCCTTTCAGGTAATGATGGTTTTATTTTCTCTGATAAGCCTGAATTACAGACTGAACTTGATGCAAGGTTCAATAACAATGATGATTTCATTGATGAATTATCGTGTGTCATTACAGACTGTCAGACGAAGGGATTTGCTTATATGTATGCAATGAAAGACAGTACCGACACATTAAAGTTTACCTGTGCAGACAGTATTGGTGTTGTAGAAGTAGAAGCCCGGTTTGCATCTGATAATAAAGACCATGTGTTGTATTGGTATGTTGACAGAGTAGACAAGGAAGGTCACCAACAGAAGAAAATTATGGATTGGGATGATGAACAGGTTTATTATTATGTTCAATCTGATCAGGGAGAAATTGAAAAAGACACCAGTATTAGAGTGAACCCAAGACCACATATTTTGTATAAAGTTGATGGGGATAAGTCAGATCAGACTTACATTGATTCATTGGGTTTTCTTCCATTTTTTAGATTAGATAATAATAAAAAACAGTTGTCAAATTTGAAACCAATCAAAGACCTGATTGATGATTATGATTTGATGGCAAGTAGTCTTTCCAATAACCTGATTGACTTTGACCATCCACTTTATGCAGTCAAAGGGTTTGAAGGGGATAATCTTGACGAATTGCAGCAGAATTTGAAAACAAAGAAAATAGTTGGTGTTGGTGCAGAGGGTGGGATTGAAGTACATACGATTGATGTACCTTATGAAGCCCGGAAGGTAAAAATGGAACTGGATGAAAAGAACATATATCGTTTTGGTATGGGACTGAATATGTCAGGGCTGAAAGATACTTCCGCAACAACCAATATTGCAATTAAGGCTGCATATTCTTTACTTGACCTTAGATGTAAACATCTTGAAAGGAACATCAAGCGTTTCTTGCGTAAGATTGTGACAGTCTGTATTGATGAAATAAATCAGCAGAATGGTACAGATTATCAGATTGCAGATGTTTATTTTGAGTTCATCCATGAGGTAATGAGTAATGAACAGGAAAACAAACAGAATGAATTGACAGACGCTAACAGAAAGAATGTTGAAATAAATACGTTGCTAGGATTAGCTAATATCTTTGGCAATGATTTGATTATTCAGTACATTTGTGAAGTATTGGATGTTGACTATGAAGAAATCAAAGATAAGTTACCTACAGATGAAGAACTAGAAATTCAAGGGGTTCAGGATATGCTTAACGATGTGGTTACTGAGAGTGAAAGTGGTGGTGTGATTGAATAAAGCACAAAAAGCAGTAATCCAATCGCAGTTGAACGATGAAAAGCACACCATTGAACTACTGAAAAGAGTTTATGATCAAGCCCGGAAAGATTGCGAAAATAAAATCAGGGAACTTTCAAGCCGGACTGACCTTGAAAACCTGCAAAGCATCATTTATCAGAAACAGTATCAGGAAGCCTTGAAGAAACAGCTTGAAGGTATTCTTAATAATCTGCAATCAGAAGAATTTACTTCTATTGCGGATTATTTGCAAAATCCTATCACAATGGATATATTGGTGTAATGTATGATTTAACAAAGCAAGGAATACCCTTAATTGTTCCTGTTAATCAGGAACAGGTTGTAAAAGCCTTGCAGACAGACAGTAAATTATCTAAAGGTTTGTATGCTCGGTTAGGCGAAGATGTAAATTATTTAAAGCGTTCAATTAGGGCTGAACTTTCACGTGGAATTGCAAATGGTTCTACTTGGAATGAAATAGCAGGGAAGATTTCAAAGGGAATGAACAGCCCTTTTAATACTTCTATCAATAATGCAATCCGTATTGCAAGAACAGAAGGACACCGGTACAACAGAGTTCTATTCTTGATGCACAGTATAGAGCAAAAGAAAAAGGTGCGGATATTGTAAAACAGTGGGATAGTACACTTGATAACAGAACTAGACCACATCATAAGATGTTGGATGGTCAGATCAGGGAACTGGATGAAGATTTTGAAGTAGAAGGAATGACTGTATCTGCACCGGGACACTTTGGAAGGGCAAAAGAAGATATAAATTGTCGGTGCTGCCTGTTACAACGTGCAAGGTGGGCTTTGGATGAAGATGAACTTGATGAACTGAAAGAACGTGCTGCATACTTTGGACTGGATAAGACCAAAGACTTTGAAGAATTTAAGCAGAAGTATTTGAAGTTACCTGAAAAGGCTGATACAATGAATGTGAAAGAATATGATGTATTGCATCATACCATAAAATTAAAAAATGCAATGACGGGTTCAGAATATGATGAATACATGAAACTTTTAACTGAACACAGGAATACATCAATTCAGAAATTATACACAAAGTATGCAGATTTAGTTAGTGATATTACAAAAGGAAAAAGTGGATATTATTCACCAAGTGGTAACAATATTGTATTTTCGTATCCATTACAACGATATATAGATAATGGAAAAAGCAAATACAGTACGTTGGCACATGAATATGGTCATTATTTTGACGCAAAAGCTGAATATAATGGACTACATTTTAAAGAAATAGAACTAATACACAGTAAAACCAAATACCAAAAAATATTATTCAGTGAAGTGGCAAGTTCATCAGATGAATTTCTTGCAGCAGTTAGGAAAGACAGACAAATGTTAAAAGAAACCCTTACAGATGTTGATAAAAAGACATGAGAGATCATGACGCTAGTGCAGGTGTTCAAGACGCTATTGATGGACTTCTTGCAGAGCGTATAGGTTGGGGACATGGTGATAAATACTATAATCGTAAGTATAACCACGCAAAACAGTTGAAAGATCATAGAGGAATACAGGAAGCATATAAAGAACTTGGGATTGATGCTAGTAATTTAAGTAAAACAGCTTTTGAATGTAGAATATATGAAGCTGCGTCCGAAATGTGGGCTAATATAATGAGTGCTGAAATAAATGGTGGTTTTGAACTTGAATATGTGAAAAAGTATTTACCTAACAGCTATAAAACATTGATTGATATTTTAAGAGAGGTAATATAGTATGAATGAGAAATTACAGAAAGCGTATGACGCATATAAGAAAAAATTCAATAGTGATTTTCCAACAATTCCATTAGCTGAAAGTATGGAAGATGTAGAAATCATTGAAATGATTGATGAATGTATCGAAGCAAACAAAGATGTGTACGAACTTGGGTATTTGTTACTTGACGATATAATGTATTAAGAGTATTAGTGATAAAAATATCATTAGTACTTTTTTATTGTCTATATGACGATTATATGAGGTCAGAAAGGAGGATAACAGGAACATGAAAAGGCTGTTTATTTCGCAACCAATGAGAGATAAGACAGATGAGCAGATTCTTGCTGAAAGAGAAAGCGCAATCAAAGAAGCCAAAGAAATGATTGGTGAGGATGTAGAAGTTATTGATTCATTTTTCAAAGAAGCGCCGCATGATGCAAAACCACTTTGGTATTTAGCAAAATCACTGGAATTACTTGCTACTGCTGATGTGGCTTATTTTTGTACTGGGTGGGAATTGTACAGGGGATGTAAGATTGAACACACTTGTGCTGTTGAGTATTGCATTGATCGAATTGAACCAAAGAAAGGTTAAGGTGATCCGATTTATCTCCCATCTATAGGTTAAATAGTATTTTAAAGCATCCTGAAAAGGGTGCTTTTATTTTGTCCGAAAAAGGCTTATGACGTTTAAACTGCTGCTGAAATAACCCTTGCAACATGGGATATAAACTGTTGTCTGTTCGTGGTGACACCACATATAAAAACGTAACAGAAAAGAAAGGAAGAAAAACATGGAATTTTTAAAAGCAATCTTAGGTGATAAATATACAGAGTTTGAACAGCTCATCAATGCGTACAATGAAAATCCGGACAACAAAGACAAACAGATTAAGTTAGCAAATCTGACAGATGGTGCTATGTGAGTAAGGATAAGTACACAAGCCTTGAAACGGATTTATCTGGGAAAGATGCTGAACTGATTAAGGCAAACAAACTGATTGAAGAATTAAAGAAATCAACCGGGAAAGATGAAGGCTTACAGCAGAAAATTACTGATTATGAGTCAGAGATTGAAACATTAAAACAGGAAAATGCTGACCTGAAAACAGAAAACGCATTGAAATTTGCTTTGGTGGCTGCCGGGGCAGTTGATGTTGATTATCTTGTTTTCAAAGCAAAAGAAAAGGGTGAAGTAAAACTTGGTGATGATGGAAAAATCAAGGGTGAAGATGACCTTATTTCAGGATTAAAAACACAGCATCCTGCCATGTTTGAAGCATCCGGTAGTAATCAGCAGCAGAATGGTAATAGACGGATTCTTGAAAATAACTTACCGACAGGTGGTAAAGACAAGACCGTCACAAAAGAGCAGTTCCTGAAAATGGGTTACAACGAAAGAATGAAACTGAAACAGGAAAACCCGGAACTGTTTAAGCAGTTAAATACACATTAAGAAAGGTTAAAAAGGTGAAAGAATATGCCAAGAACAGGTAATTTTGGTGGATTTGAATTTGATGAAGAAGTTTTTGCCGGAATGATGCAGGAAGCAGATTATTGGGCTACCCCTATCATTCTTTCCGGCATTGTACAGCAGGATAGTTCAATCATGGATTTGATTGGTGAAAAAGGTAATGTTGCTACTATTCCGATTTACAAACCATTGGATGCGTTTGAAGATAACATGGAAGCTCTGAATAATGATGGTATGACGAACAACACACCTGTTGAGATCAGCGGTGACAAGCAGACTTGTATGTTGATTCAGAGAATGAAAGCATTTCAGGCGAAGGACTTTACAAAAGAGTTGACGGGTGCTGACCCTATGACGCTGATCAGAAACAAGATTGCCGGATATTATAATCAGGTTTGGGAAAGAGAATTGATGAATATTGCACAGGCAGTTATGAGTGTGGCAGAACTTAAAGACCATGTACTTGATTTGGGTACTAAGTCCATTGAAGCAGGTACAATCTATGATGCAGAACAGGCGGCACTTGGTGATATGCAGGTGGTCTTGGTTTGATGGTTATGCACTCCATGATCTTCAAAGAGTACAAGAAAATGGAAATGGTTGATTATGACAAATATGTTGTTGATGGTGTGATTCAGAAAGAAATTACACTTCCTACAATTGCAGGTAAGCACGTGTTGGTAACCGACAGATTTACCGTTACAGGTGAAAGTTCAGATGCAGTTTACAGCACTTATCTGTTTGGCGAAGGTGCTTTCTTATCTTGCGATAAAAAGAATTATGAAAACCAGTACACAACAAACTATGACCCTGAAACTTCCGCAGGTATTGACAAGTTCTATACAAAACAGGGTAAGGTGTTACATCCAAATGGTCTTTCTCTTGCAGTAGATAAGATTGTAAAAGAATCCCCCACATTTGCAGAACTGGGTACATCTTCCAACTATGCGTTGAAGTTTAACACCAAGAATGTGAAAATGGGTCTGATTAAATCTAAAGTCGGTGCAGTAATGGCATAAAGAAAGGTACGGTGATCTGATGATTATTGCAGTTGATGAAGTGATGAAACTGCCTGAATTTTTTGGACAGACTGAATCTACTATTGCTGACAAACTGAACGCTGCTGAATTAATGATCAGAGCGTACACTAATAATAATTTTCAAAATCGTTTTGTGCGGTTTGTGACAAATAGTTTGGGAAACAGATTGTTTGGAACATCTGATTTTTTGAAAGTGGGTGATACAGTTCAGATTTCACAGTCAAAAGTGAATGATGGACTGTATACCATTACAGAAATTACAGACCGTTTCATTAGGGTAGATGTAGATTTGTATAAGTACCCTGAAAATTTAGTCACAAAGGTTGAATATCCGGCAGACATAAAAGCCGGACTTTGGAACTGTTGAAATGGGATGTAAAAAACAGACCAAAAACAGGCATTAAATCAGAAACATTGTCAAGACATAGCGTAACTTATTTTGATCAGGATGCAAATAATCAAGTTATGGGTTATCCTGTTACCCTACTTGGTTTCTTAAAGCCTTATATAAAGGCTAGATTTTAGTTATATGGGCATTGGCGGTAATATTCATGCATTATTACAGGTAAAGGACAAAGGGGCTAAAAATAGCATAGGTGCTTATGAAATCGAATGGGTAGATTGTACATCTTTAAAAGGATGGTTAGATTTATCAACAGGTGATTCAAAGCACAATGTTTTTAGTGCAAAGGTTCAGGAAAGTACACATATTTTCTTATGTGATTTTACAAACCTTAAATCCCTGTCAACGAAATGGGTGTGGAATCCATTTAGTTTCCTTACAGGAGTCATCAACAAAGATGAACAGGAAACCGTTGTTGATGCAACATCTGAAAATGCAAGAATGGTAATTCAGGGTGCAGTATACGAAATACTGTTGATTGACAATCCAATGAACATGAATGAACATCTTGAAATCTATCTCAGATTTATAGGAGGTCAGTAATATGTCATTGGAATTTGAGGATAACAGATTAAAAGTAAAAGAAGCACTATTTGATGCAGGTGAAGCGTTCTTACATGAAGCGTGTGGAGAGTTGCAAGCAAGAACAAGAAGAAATTCAAGGGTTGATACTGGTCAAACTAAAGGCTCTTATGAATACAACATTAGTGGCAGTTTTATGGCAGGTGAACAGTATGGACAAGTTGGAAGTAACCTTGAAAATGCTATTTGGGAAGAATTTGGAACAGGTGAATATGCGTTACATGGTGATGGTAGGAAAGGTGGTTGGGTGTATCAAGCACCAAAGGGTGAATTTTATTTCACGAAAGGTAAGAAACCAAATAGACCGATGCATAATGCCTTTACTGCATTAAAAAATAAACTGATAAAAAGATATGCTGATATATTAAGAAGCAAGATAGGGGGTAGGTAATGGAAGAAGTTTTAAATTTTATGAGTACAGAATTAGAAAAATTGGTGTGCCTTATGAATTTTTAGAATGGACGCAAGCTATTACCTACCCTTATTTGTTGGGGAATACAATGAGTTTGAACCGATTTTAGAAAACAATGAAGAAGAAAAGACTTTCATTTTGACTGGATTCTGCCGGGGGAAAGATGCCCGGTTAAATTTAGAAAGAATGAGGGGAAAAATTGAAAAAGAGTTTCACCCGGTGACTGGAAAAATTGCAACGCTGAATAGTGGTTCAGTTGTTGCAATTTTTTATAGCACAGCTTTTTATGTGCCTACGGGAGAAGCTGAATTTTATAAGATACAAATTAACTTAGATATAAAATTATGGAAGGTGGTATAAAAATGGCAGAAGCATTAGGGGCAGAATTTAAGTCAAGTGGTGTTACAGAGAAAACACCGGGTAATATCCCTTTTGGTGCAGGTACAATTCATAAGGGTTTGACGTTTGATAGTGCCGGAACAAAAAAATGGAACTTTGCAGAATCTCTTGTTGGTGCGACAAGTGGCGGTTCTAAGTTTGAGATCGTGCCGGAAGTTGCACAGGTGGAAGTAGACGGTGCTTTAGTGGCTGTTGCTGAATTAGATGTAAAACAGGGTGAAACTGCAAATATGGAAATCAATTTTGTAGAGCTTACCCCAGATATTATCAAAGCATCTGTAATTGGTAAATCTGCTGAGAGTGACATTGAAGGTATAGTGTGATTACATCCAAACCAAACATTGAAAAAGGGGATTATTGGGATAATATTGCATTTGTAGGTAAGACCCTCACAGGTAGACCGATTATTGTAATTATGGACAATGCACTTTGTACAAGTGGATTATCCATTGAAGGTAAAAACAAAGAAGCAGGTGTTGGTAAATACACGTTCAGATGTAGCCAAAAAATCGGTGGAGATTTGACCACATTACCGTATAAGATTTATTATCCAACACCATCCGCATAAGAAAGGGGTTATTGACTTTGAAAGTAAAAGTAATTCATGAGTTTACAGACAGATACACAAAAGAACTGTACAGAATCGGTGACAAATTGGATTTGCCAGTAAAGCGTGTGAATGAGATTGTCAGAGTAGGCGGTCTGATTGAGATTACCGAAGCAGAACAGGAAAAAGAACCTGTTGAAGAAGTTTCAGTTGACAATGAACCTACTGAACAGAGTGAACCTATTGAGGAAACAGTAGAAGAATCGAAAGCAACAGGAAGAAGAAAAAGAAGCAAATAAGAAAGTGAGGATTTTGGACTATGAGTATGAATGAAGTAATGAATGGAATGATGAACCAGGGAAATGTTACAGCAGAACAGGTAGTTGAGCAGTTTGGTGTAGGTGCGTATGCGTCACCGATTGTACAGGCAGTACCAACGCAGGAAACAGAACCGATTGTACAGGCTGAACCTAAAATGTATGAAATCAGACCGTTAAACGCAAGGGATATTTTTCCTATGACGAAAATTATTCGTAAAATCGGACTGAAAGATTTTGGTAAATGTTTTGAGCCGGAAGAAATCAAAGCAATTACAGATACTTTTTCAGAAAACAGTGAAGAAGAAAGTATGGAAGATTTAGCTGAAATTGTTGGTGTCAGCGTTGTTCTTAAAATTGTAGATATTATTCTTGAACATTTGCCGGATGCAGGAGAAGAAGTATTTGCCTTTATTGCCGGACTGATCGGAAGAACAAAAGATGAAGTTGCAATGCTGCCTATGGATGTGTTCTTTGAATTGGTTGTTGATGTATTCAAAAGAAAAGAATTTGTGGGTTTTATGAAGGCTGTTTCAAGATTAGTCAAATAGGAGATTTAAAGTTTATGGACTTGGTATTTCACAGATATGCCAGTCCTTTTTTATTGCTTGATCAAGTTGTGGGGAATGATGAATTATCTGAATTTGTAAATATGCTTTGGGATGTAACCGAAGAAGAACGTGAATGGGAATATTTCCTTGCAAAAGTATTTGATAAATCATTTACAGACTTTAAAGAGTCTGTAAAACCACAACAACCTATTTCTAAGAAAGAACTTGAAACAACAGTAAATGAATCTTGGAATATGATGAACACATTCATTCCTGAATAACGGAAGGAGTGAATAAATTGAATGGAATTATTTAAACTGTTCGGTACAATCGCAATACAAAATGCGGATGCGAATGAACAGATTGATGATACAACAGATCGCGCAAAAGAATCAGAAAGCAAAATTAGTAGTGCATTTAAGAAAATAGGCGGTGTTGTTGCTACTGCTCTTGCAGTAGATAAAATCAAAGATTTTGGTCTAAATTGTATCAATGCTGCCGCTGATGCAAATGCAGCATCTTCACAGTTTTCACAGGTGTTCGGTGATATGGAAAGTCAGGCGAAAAAGTCCCTGACAGGAATTGCCGACAATACTGGTATTCAGGTGAAAAGAATGAAAGGCAGTTATACACAAATAGCTGCCTTTGCAAAAACTACAGGAATGGATACATCAAAAGCACTTGGTCTTGCTGATCGTGCTATGGTGGCAGTTGCGGATAGTGCAGCATTTTATGACAGGACACTTGAAGATACTACAGAGTCTTTACAGTCTTTCTTGAAAGGGAATTATGAAAATGATTCAGCTCTTGGACTTTCCTGTACCGAAGTAACTAGAAATGAAGCAGCCAATAGACTATATGGTAAATCTTTCAAGGACTTATCAGAAGCCCAAAAGCAGTTGACGTTACTGCAAATGGTAGAAGATGCAAATAAGGCATCCGGGGCATTAGGACAGGCTGCACGTGAATCTGATACTTGGACGAACCAAACAGGGAATTTAAAACAAGCATGGCAAGATTTTCAGGCAATTCTTGGACAGAATGTTTTACCACTTGCTGTAACTGCTGTAAAGAAAATGGCTAGTGCAGTACAAGGTGTATCAGAAAAAGTCCCTACAATGATTGAATGGTTCAATAAATACAAAGGTGTTGTTGTGGCTGTAACTGCTGTTGTCAGTGTTCTTACTGCTGCTGTGGGGGTACATAGTGCAGTCCAGGCTGTGAAATCGGCAATGAATACGGCAGAAGCTACAAGTTTGGGTGTTTTAATTGCTGCTAAATGGGCTGATGTGACTGCAACTGCTGCCATGTTAGCTCCATATATTGCAATTATTGGAGCAATTGCAGCTTTGGCGGCAGGTGTCATATATTGTTATAACCATTTTGAAACATTTAGAAACATTGTAAACGGTGTTGCGGAATGGATAAAATCAAATCTTGCGGCAGCATTTGAATTTTTGAAACCGTACATTGAAGCAATTATCTCAGCAGTTGGTGAATTAGTGTCAGCTATTGGTGATAGATTGATGCAGGCTTTCCAATGGATTGTAGATAAGATTACAGAAGTTTATAATTCAAGTTCACCGATTGTTCAAGCTATCAAAACATTATTTATAACGCATTTTGAAAACATTAAAGTGTATATCACTACGGTATTTAATGTAATTAAAACGGTAGTTAGTACGGTAATGACTGTAATTAAACAGATTATTCAAACAATAACTGCCGCAATTAAAGGTGATTGGTCTGGTGTATGGAATGGCATAAAAGCTATATTTTCAACAATATGGGATGCGATTAAGTCTATAGTTTCAACCGTACTTAATGCGATTAAAACAATCATTTCAAATACGCTCAATACCGTAAAAGGTATTATATCAAATGTACTAAATGCGATTAAGTCTATATTCACCAGTATATGGGATACAATCAAATCAAAAGTATCAGCAGTTATTGAGTCTGTGAAGTCCATAATATCAAGTGGATTAAATACAGCAAAATCAGTAATTTCAGGGATATTGGATTCTATAAAATCAAAGTTCGGTAGCATTTTTGAGTCTGCAAAAGAAATAGTTAGAAGTGCAATTGATAAAATCAAAGGGTTCTTTAACTTTAGCTGGTCACTTCCCAAAATTAAGTTACCGCATTTTAGCATATCAGGAAAATTTAGCTTAGATCCTCCATCCATACCGCATTTTAGCTGGATTGGTATAAAAAAAGCTATGGATAATCCCGTAATGTTTACCAAGCCTACGATTTTTAGTATGAATCCAGCTACAGGTAGGGCGAAAGGTGCAGGTGAAGCAGGTGACGAACTGATGATTGGTAAGGAAACCATGCTGAACATGATTAGACAGGCAGTCGCAGAAGGGCAATTAAGTGATAGAAAGACTGAGTTGCTTTTACAAGGCATCCTAAATTGGTTATCAGAAGGTGGATTAAAAGAGATGTTAGTGGATATTTTAGTAAACTATGTGTCTATCAGTATAAATGACCGAGAAGTGGCAAGAGTGGTGAGAAAATATGCTTGAAAAGATAATATACTATAATCATAATGGCGAAGCTCTGTACTTGGGTTCTGAGGGATTATATGCAAATGAAAATGATTTGCGTGATTTTTCAAATCAATATACTTCTAAAAATGGAAAAATAGTTGCTTTTAATAAGGGGATAGTCGAAAAGTCTATCCCTATTATAATTAAAGCGGACACACAAGAAAGGGCAGTGGAATTAAAAAATAAAATAACAGAATTTGCAGATAGAGATATTTTTGCATTGCGGCCCGGAAAAATTGTAATAAATGGATATTATATGCAAGGCTATTTATATGAAAATATTAAGAGTAATTACTTGATAGATGGCGCATATTCAGAACATAAGTTAAAGTTTGTGACGGATAATCCATACTGGATAAAAGAACATCCTTTTTATTTCAAAGCCAGTAAAATAACATCTAACAATAACAAGCGTTATGCCAATAAATACGCTTACCGCTATGCAAACGGATTAAACAACACCTACCTCATCAATGAGCACTATGCAGAGTGCAACTTCCGCATGAACATTTATGGACCATGTGTCAAACCGTCTGTTTATATTGGAGGGTATGAATATCACGTAGATGTTATTTTAGGAGCCGGGGAATATCTGGAAATAGACAGTGCAGCGGAGACGGCAACGAAAATACTGACTTCCGGAGTAAAGGCAAATGCTTTTCATTACCGTTCTTTTGAAAATTCGGTTTTCCGCCCCATTCAGGTGGGAAGACAGGAAGTTTTCTGGGATGGAAAGTTTGATTTTGACCTTATCCTGTTCGAGGAAAGGAGTGAACCAAAATGGTTGTAAGTGTAGAAGCCATCTATGAAGATGCTACATATCCTTTGGAGAAAGATAATAAAACTGGATTTTATACAGCGAAAATAGAACCAATTAAAAAGTTTAAAGTAGGAGAAGAAAGCAAATATTGTCCGATTATGCTCTGCGTTACAGACAATAAAGGGAATGCATTTACAAAGACGATGTCCGATGTAGAAATAAAAGATGATTTGTTACTGATAAAAGAGGAACAGCTCTTTCCTTTAAAATTTATTGTAGCAAATGAAAAAGGGGAAGAACTGGGATATATCAAGGAAGCAAATCACATAGATACAGAGTTGGGTGAAACTAATGACTTTGAATTGGAACTAAGCGCAGATACATGGAAGGAAGAAGTTTATAACTGGGGATACCGGATTTTTATTCCAAACACGGAATACGGTGGATTACTGGAAGAGAGAAAGACTTCTACTAGTCAAAACACAGTTACATGGCTTGGCTATACATGGAGAGGACTACTAAATCAGAAAATTATACAGCCACCAGATAATCAAACACACCTTGTGGTGTCTGGTGATGCAAATAAAATTATAAAGGATATCATTGGGAGTCGGTTTGACTCTCTTTTTGTTGTAGAAACAGAAGTCAGTGGTATTGAATTTAAAAATTACCAGTTTGATAGATATTGCACAGTTTTGGATGGACTGGAAAAGATGCTTGCAAGTAAACAGGCAAGATTAAAAATCTCCTATAAGCAGGGTACACCGGGGCTTTTAGACAGCGCTGTATTATTAAGTGCTGTACCAATCACAGACTGGTCGGAGTATCTGGAATACAGCCAGGATGGAAGGCTGACCTTTACCACGGAGGATTACCGCAGGGGGATTAACCACCTAATCTGTGCCGGAGAAGGGGAAGGCATAGAAAGACAAATCTTACACTTGTATGTACAGAAAGATGGAAGTATTGGAGAAACACAGTATTATACAGGTCTTGAGGAACGTGAAGCACTGTATTCTTACACGTCTATGGGGGATTTGGAGCAGCTTAAAAAAGATGGAATAAAGCATCTGGAAAGCCTGAGAAATTACAGTGGGATGGAAGCGCACATTAACAATGTAGATGTGGATATTGGCGATATTGTAGGCGGTAGAGACAGAGTGACTGGAATGTCTATACAACAGCCAGTGATTGGAAAGATTTTAACAGTAAAGAACAATGAAATAGATGTGGAATATAAACTGAAAGGAGCGAAATGATATGGGATTTAAACCGCTTACAATCAATACATCACCGGAAAGTGAAGCACATATTTTAGCGGAAGATGATGCGGCGCTTTATGCCGGGATGTTGGCACAGGACAGTGTGTTAAACCTTGGAAATAAATTAAAAGCAACGGTGGTAAGTAATAATAAAGTCCGTATTTCAGATGGGATAGTTCTTGTTGGAGGACATGCTGGAAGGATAATCAAAGGTGATTATGAAGACATGACTATCAACAATGGGGTAAGCGGACAAAAACGAAATGATATTATTGCTGCACGTTTTATAGCAGGTGCAAGTGGAGGTGCAGACTCTTACAAACTGGTTGTGATACAGGGAATAGCTGGAACGATAGCAAAAGATCCGACTTGTGAAAAAGGGGATTTATATAACGGTGATAAGCAAAGGGACTATCCTTTGTGGAGAGTTAAGATTGAGAATCTTAGCATTGTGAAGGTAGAGCAGATGTTTACTGTAGGGAAAAGCACTGAAGAGGTTATGGCAGAGATGTTGGCAGCCAATGCAGCCTTGCAAAAGCAAATTGATGCCAAATGTGCATCTACTACATTAGGCGGATATGGAAGAGAGTGGTTAATGACTGGCGAATGGCAACCAGCCGGAAACTACAATGGTTTTGAAGGAGAAACAGAATATTACAAGGGAGTCCGTGGCAGAGACGGGTACATTGAGGTAAAAACAAGCGGTGTGTATTTAATTGCATTGCAGGCAAGCATACAGAAAAAGACACATCTGGAAAGCGGCACCGTTTGGTCTAAAATTACGAAAAATGACACTGATATAGGTGGAGACCACCACTATCTTCCGGAAGGAACCTACTACGACACGCTAAATTATGTGACTTACAACTATTTGCCTGCTGGAACAAGATTAAAGGCTTATCTCTCCGTAGACAGCAGCCTTACAGACGTGTGGAGTCAAGGGGAAGAATATTTGAATATTATTAAATTATCTTAGGAGGCTACATGGAAAAGGGAATTTTAAAAGATTATTTAACCATAGACCCGGAAAGCAGGAAAATTACGATTCCGAGCAGGATTAAAAATCTTGGAGTAGAGTCGGATGCAGACGTTAAGCGTCTGTATTTTAAAATCCAAAAACAGTATGGAGAGATGGATTTTACAAAGGCGGACATTAGAATAAACTTTGCAAATGCGAACGGCGAAGGAGATTATTATCCAGTAGCGGATAAGCAGGTAGAGGGCGGTACGGTAACCTTTAGCTGGCTGGTAGGCAGAAACGCAACAGAATACAAAGGGGACGTATGTTTTATTGTTTGTGCCAAAACAAGCAATATAGAAGGTATTGTAGAAAAAGAATTTAACACCACTTTGGCAAGTCTTCCGGTGCTGGAAGGAAAAGAAACTACACAGCAGATTGTACAGCAATATCCAGACGTAATCGAGCAGATTTTAAAGAGATTGGAAGGGGCAACAACTATTACCCCGGAGCAGATACAGACGGCTGTGGAAGATTACTTAAAAAAACATCCCATTACATTTAAGGAAACAGACCCGACTGTGCCGGCGTGGTCGAAACAGCCACAGAAACCAGATTATACAGCATCGGAGGTGGGTGCAGAGGAAAAAGGAGCAGTAGCAGACCATAATTCTGATGCTCAGGCACATCCGGACATCCGGAGAATGATTGAAGAGCTTCCGGGTGGCAGTGGCACTACCGATTACAACAGTTTAGAAAATAAACCGCAGATTAACGGCAGGGAATTGGTCGGAAATAAAACGCTGGAAGAACTGGGTTTGCAAATCCCTGCAAAATTACCAAATCCACACGCTCTGTATTTTACCGGAGCGGTAAATGACAGTTATGATGGAAGCACAGAAAAAACAATCCATATTCCGCAGAGTGCGGCTACAGGGGGAAGCACTAATTATGTTACCCCGGAGGAGTTTGGTGCAAAAGGAGATGGATTAACGGATGACTCAGATGCTTTTAAAAATGCACTGCTGACAGGAAAGAAAGTTATCTGTATGCCGAAAAAAGTATATAATTTTATAAAACCGGTAGATGTTAAGAGAATTTATGCAGGCCATCTTGATTTGAATGGTTCCTTGCTAAAAATTTCCATATTCTTGTAAATTTGAATGACGCAGGAAACGACTGGAGCAGTCCTATCCTGCCGAAAAATTTGTGATTGAAAATGGTGAGATAGGAGGAACATGGGGTGAAAAGCCTGTAAATTGGGATACACCTGTGGTTAAAACAGGTACACAAATGAGATTAAAACATATAAAATTTGTAAATGAGCCATATATGTGCGCCATGGTAAATCAATATTTAGATTATATGCTATTTGAGGATTGCTTATATGTTGAAAACCATAGCTTATTCCCATCAGGAGTACTAAAAAATGATACAATAAGTGTAATTGGAGCAGACGGTAATGCAAAAAGAATTGATGGGACAGCTCAAAATCTGGCAGGGGATGCTTGGATTTTTAAACAATGCAATGAATGGTACAGCCCTAACAATAAAGATTATAAAATGATTGCTTTCCATAAACAATTCTGCCGCCACGATGATCAATTGTATCCAAAGCGGATTTCGAATTGGAGGTTCTTATTCGGACTATGCAAGGGTTGTTTGTATTTCCTGTCATTGGGAGGAAGAAGGTTCTATGCCGGTTACAGGAGGTCCGTACTGGTATTTGTGTTCTGCGTTGTTTTTAGGATGTTTTTTCTGGGGTAATTATCAGTTGTTTAATTTTAAAAGTGTGCAGTATATTAACTGTACATTTGTTCAGACAATCGATAATTATCGGCTGCCGCATCGAGATTTTGCATTTTTTACAAATGGAAAATACCTGCATGAATTAGATTGTGTGATGCAAAACTGCGGAGTAGGCGGAAACTATATAATAGATACTAAGGGTATAAAGCAAACAAGGAAATCCCCAAAGAAAACATACAACAAATTCATGGATTATCTTAATATTGCAAACCTTTCCACGAAAGTTATGCAAAACTGGGAACACGCAAAATTTAACCAGACAGGACAGTATGCTTATGAAATGTATGTTCTCGCAACAGAGTTAGATAATTATTCGTATAGTTTTAAAACACAACAAATAAATATAACAAATGAAAGAACGCAGGTAACAGCTTTGTTAGGAAATGCGATTGGTGGATTTGGTATAAGGGCTATAAGAACAAGTCCCAATGGTGAAATCCATGAAACTATACTACATAGCAGTTCTGAAATTGCAATAGGTGATGACGGAAATCCAGTTGCTAGAAACCTAGTATTTCACGATTATGGAGAATGGTGCGATTTTGGATTTAACGATGACATCAAAACCCAGCTTCCGAATATATGGAAAAAAATATCTAAGAAGCCAAACATAATTAAAAATGTGCAAATGTTAGAAGCAAATGGTGTGCTTATAACAAAAGACAACTCTACAATAACAACGGATATAAGCGGCATGATCCAGGTTAAGAAGGCTTAAAAGGAGAATAGGAACATGGCAAACATTGATGAATATATAAAACAAATTCAACAGGCGCAGTATGGGGAAGAAGTCAGGGATTCTATTGTGAATGCACTGAAAAAAGTCAATGATGATAACAATAGTTATGTTGCTATAAAAAAGGAAGTTGTTGCAGCTAAAGATATAGTAGAAGAAAAAGCAGAAATATTTGATGAAAAAGCAAATGCGGCGAAAGAAACACTAACAGCGTTGCAGGCAAGTACACAGATTGCAAATGAAGCGAAAAGCAGTTTAAATAATATTATAAGCAGTGCAATATCTACCAAAAAGGAACTTGAACAGGCAGTTCTTGAGACAGGTGAAGTTATTGCAAGAGTAGATAATGCAAAAAGTAATCTTGATAAGTCAATCACCAGCGCAGGTAAGGCAGAATTGAATTTGCAGCGGCAGATTGAAACATCAAATCAGATTAAAAATCAACTTGACGTGTCAAACAATACAGCTATTGAATTGAAGAAAAACTTAGATGTGGCTATTAACGAAGCCAATACTGCAAAAGTGAAATTAGTAGAAGCTATAAACAATGCCGGGCAGGCACAAACAGAGCGTGTGCAGTCTGCCGGAACTACTGCCGTGGAGAATATTAAAACAGCACAGGACACAGCTACAAGAGCAGTGGAAACAGCAAAGGTAGAAGCTGTTAAGGCAGTGCAGACAGAAGGAACTACCCAAACCGGGGCTGTTACTGCAGAAGGCGAAAAACAGGTACAGGCAGTGCAGACAGCCGCACAGGAAATTATTGCAGACCGGGAGCAGATTACAAAGAATAAGACAGATATTGCCGATTTGCGACAGAAAAAAGCAGATGCGATTGTAGAAAGCGCAAGTGGTACACTGCTTAATGTTAAAGACAGCTCAGGAGCGTTTTTTGAAGATTTTTCCATGTCTGGAAACAACGCAAGATGGAACTCCTACACCGGATGCACCTGTGGAAGTTGTGAACGCAGGAGAAAGCGGAAATATTGAAATAAAAGTAACTGGGAAGAACTTAATTCCTTTTCCATATTTGAATATAAATGAAGTTGGAAAAACAGTAAATTACCATGGAGTTGACTATACCGTATTGCAAGACAGAGGGGTGCATTTAAAAGGTACTCCTGACAATGTTATTGGCGTTAATATATGTAAGATACCTTTTAAGAAATACGGAAAAATCGCAACGAGTGAAATGATTTTTTACGACAACAATAATGACTTGACTTTTTTCTATCTACCAAATACGTTGGCAAAGCAATAGATATGGTAGTGTATCCGCAAGTGGAATGTGGCACAGTTGCTACATCCTACGAGCCTTACAGAGAAACACAGACAATTACTCTCACTTTAGACCGCCCTATTACAAAATGGGATAAACTGGTAGAACAGGACGGACAGATTGGGTGGTTATATAAAGGTAAGCAATATATTGTTACAGGCGAAGAACTATTAAGAATTCCAACAGACGTTCCTAGTTATATCTATGGGAACACCACATCTTCTTTTTTGAATATTTCAAGCAATGATTTTTCCGACAATAAAGGATATTTGAATAAACTATCCTATATTTATCAAGTATGGGCAAGCCAAAGCAATGAAGAAGGGTACTGTTTAAACGGAACAAACCAATTGCACGTCAGGTTTGCGAATAATAGATTAAGCATTGAAGACACTGCTAGCGTTAGCGAAAGAGAAAAAGCGATTAAGGCACATATAAAACAACAATATGATGCTGGAACGCCTTATGTATTGTGGTATGAGTCTTCACAAGAAGAATTCGTACCACTTCCACAGGAACAGCAGAATGCAATCCGAGCACTGCAAACTTATCATCCTACCACTGTTGTAAGTAATTCCGAAGATACAGAAATGGAGCTTACCTACGTAGCCGATACGAAGAACTACACAGACAGAAAAATCGAGGAGGCTGTATCTACACAGACACAGAGTCTTGCAAATCTGCTATCTTTAATGCCACTTTCCACGCAAGCGGCAATGATAGAAAATGACACTAACAATATTTTAGACATGGAGGTACAAAAATGAACAGTACAGTAATTGTAAAACTTATGACGAATTTAATCGAAAAGAAATTTTATAAAACAAAAGATGAGGCGGTAGCGAAATTAGATGTATATTTTGCAATGAACCGCATTTCCGAGGAGGAATATGCAACACTTGCACTACTGGCAGAGGAAGTCTATGCACAGGAGGTATTATAATGGGATACGTATTAACTTTTCTCGCTGGCGGTATGGCAGGGGTGTTTCTTACATGCTTAATACAGGTAAACCGAAAATAAAGAAATGAGCTGGACTGCTACTCGAACGACAAAAGGAAAAAATATACACAAGAGTATAAGCAATCCAGCTAAGATAAGTATACCTTATAGACAGAGAAAAACAAGATAAAACGTTCGACATTTTAAGACAGGAGAATATATGGAAATACGTGCAAGACCTTAATAGGTCTTATTTTTATGCAAAAAAATAAAAAGAAAGAAGAAATAGAATGGGAAAATCTTATTTGATACATACACAATTGCATTACCCTTTATCTTAGGTTACATTGTCTGGATTTTAAAGAACCAAAAAAAAGACAGGGATGCTAATAGCAAAGGGACTATGATGTTGTTAAGAGTCCAGCTTATCGAATACCACGATAAGTATATGCGTCTGGGGTACATTCCAACCTATGCATACCAGAATTTTGTAGAAATGTACGAAGCTTACCATACCATGGGAGGAAATGGGCTGGGAACACAGATGTATGAAGAAATTAAAACATTAGATATTAGAAACGTACACAGAAAGGAAGAAGAATAATGGAAGTTTTAATTACAAACATGACGCTCTTATTAGGGGTAATTGGCATTTTAGCATTTACAGTGTCTATTGTAGTGCAGGTTTTTAAAGGGGTTTCCGTCCTTAAAAAAATCCCTACGGACATTTTGGTATTTGTATTATCTATTGCACTTACAGTTACAGCCTTTGTGGCTTATATGCAGTATGTGCAGCAGACAATTTTATGGTATATGATTATTGCCGCTATTTTAGCCGGATTATTGGTTTCTTTTGTGGCCATGTATGGCTGGGAAAAGGTGTCTGAACTTTGGAAAAGATTTTATAGAGGTAATATAGAAGGGAAATAAAGCCCTCTATTTCGTTGCGCCGGCACAACAGCCGGCAGAAAGGAAAAAACATGGGAAGATACAATGTACATGCAGGACACTGCCCACAGGGACAGGGCGCAAGCGGAGCAGTGGGAATTTTAAAGGAGTCTGTGGAAGACAGATTGGTAAAAGATGCTTTAATCTCAAAGTTGAGAGCTGCCGGACACGCAGTATATGACTGTACCGATGATAGTAATTGCACTGCTTCTCAAAATTTAAAGAATATCGTAGCCAAATGTAACGCACATAAAGTTGATTTAGATGTTTCAATTCACCTTAACGCAGGTGGAGGTACAGGTGTTGAAACTTTAATTTATAATGACAAAACAAAAGATATCGCAACAAGGATTTCTAAGGAAGTTTCAAGTGCTCTCGGCATTACAAACAGAGGTGTAAAAACAAGAACTGGATTGTATGTATTAAAACATACAAACGCCCCGGCGCTTCTGGTAGAATGCTGCTTTGTTGACAGTCAAAACGATGCGGCAAAGTGGAATGTAGAAAAATGTGCAGAAGCTATTTTCAAAGGCATTACTGGTACATCTTCTGCTAAAGCCGAATGGGTAAAAAACGAAACAGGCTGGTGGTACAAGCATGTGGATGGCTCTTATACAACAAATAACTGGGAAAAAATCAATGGTGTTTGGTATTACTTTGATAGTAATGGATATATGGTAACTGGTTGGCAGAAAATTGGAGACTACTGGTATTACTTTGACGTATCAGGTGAAATGCAGACAGGATGGCAGTCCATTAACGGAAACTGGTTTTATCTTAAAGCAGATGGTGTTATGGCAAATAATGAATGGCACAAAGATAAAATGGAAATTGGTATTGGCTCAAGGAAGGCGGCTATATGGCACATGATGAATTGTTATGGGTAGGAAATGAAATGTTCTATTTTATGTCAGACGGGCACATGGCTCGGACAGACGATAGAGGAGCGTTAGTGTAATTAGTTATTGGGTGGCAATGTCACCATTTTGCCACCCACAGAAACACATAACAGTGAGATATTAAAAGAGGTAAAAAATGAACAGTTGTAAAATTGTTTATTTTACAGTATTATAGGGGCTGTAAAAAGATACACAAGACTAAACTTTTAAAAGTTTTTAAATACGGTGCATGTGGAATGCGTCACATTGCTACAAAGGGTGAAGTAGTAAAAATCCTTGATTTTACGCACTTTTCACGGGTTTTCAAGTTCAATAAGACTTCGGAAATTGGGCGAAAAAAAGAGATTTTTCACGAGATAAAAGTCTCAGTAGTTATGGAACTGGTATGAGTGGACACATTGGTAAGTCGTTCACATATCAGAAACTTATGGTCAACAATTAAATAATGAAACAAAGCGAAAACCGCTTGTTTTCTACATTTTTGTGTGGAGAGCAGGCGGTTTTCTTATGTTCAGGACACTGTCAGCACTCACGATGATGCCTCTGAAAATGACAAGGAGGAAGAATGTGGAGAAAACAAAAGCAACGTGTTCTTTTGGGAATGACGAGTATGGTTTACAGACGGGAAACGTGAAAATCAGTGAATTGCACGACTTTAAAGGTCATCCGTTTAAGGTGGAACAGGATATTCAGCTTTTTGAACTGATGCGAAGTATTGAAGATAAAGGCGTGTTAGTTCCGCTGATAGTAAGAAGCAATCCTTATGGGGATGGCTATTCCTCCTTGTGAAAAATATTCTAAATTGAACTCGTATAGGAAACAATACTTTTTTGTTTATTTCAACAAAGGGAATGATAATTTTACGAATACATGAAAGTTTTTTAGAAAAGTTTTACATGATTATGATTTTTGATTTTACATGTGTTTGTTACGATTAATCTGATTCAAAATAACTAACAGCAAAAGGAGAAATTTGTTATGAAAAGAGAACAAGGAACACAATCACAAAAATTAATGGTATTTGTACTTACAATGTCTCTTTATGGTTTGGCAACTTTATTTACGGAATTGATTCCTAAATTTCAGGTAGGAATTGTAGAATTTTCAGTAGAATTTTTCTTGTTTATTCCACTTGTATTGGCTATGTTATTTGATCCACTTTCTGCAGCGCTTGGAGCGGCAACAGGTGAGTTGGTATTTAGTGAAATTATGTTAGGACAATTTGGTGGACTTGGCGAAATTGAAAAATTTGTAACAGTAACATTGGGTGTCTACATCGCAGGTAGACTTGTTAGAAATCCTAAGAACCAGAAGATGGTCGGGATTGCAGCAATGATTGGTACTGGAGCACAGTTATTTATGGGAATGATGGTGGATATTTTAAAAGTTCAATTTGCAATTGAAGATTTTGAAGCGGTTGCTGGACTTCCTGAATCAGTATTCTTTACAGAAGGTTTTGCATTTTTTAATGATTTGTTATTTTCAGGAATTCTTTTCTGCTTACTGCCAACACTGTTCTTAGTTCCTAAACTTTATGGAAAAATAGAACCCCTTCTTGGAATGCAGCCAAGAACAGCAGAAACAGCCCTTCCAACAATTGGACCTAAGATGATCGTTGGATGTGGAGCTGCATTTGTTGGTGCAGTTGTGGCAGAGTTTTTAGCTGAAACAGGATCTGAATTAATTGAATGGAAAGCTGAGTGGGCAGAAAGTACTGGAGCAATGGCAATTGCTATGCTGGTTGCAGCAGTGGTAGTAGTTGTAGTATTAGTAGTTATGAAGAAAAAAGCAGATGATTCTAAGGTGCAAAAAATAAAATGA